TGTAAAATCTGAAGGTTCTACTAAATTGGTGTAATGTTTAACAATACCTAATGTTTTATAGATATCTGCTGTTTTAGCAGTGCAGTTATAACCTTCTTCAATACCTAGGATAATAACCCATTGATTTGAGAAAAAGCTCATTTGTGTTGCTTTCATTGCTCTTAAATCGCCCATAGTTAAAACTTGGGTTTCACCACAACGACTCCAAAGAGTTTCTTCACCTGTTCTAGCATTTTTATAAACTAATGTTCCCATAACGTTACTTTTAACTTTAACAAGAACACTATCTTCGATACGACTATTTGTTGTAGTATCCTTTAAATTTAATTTTGCTTTTTCATTATCTTCTGAAATAAAATTGTTTATTTTTTTATTTTGTTTTTTTGACATAATTTTCTCCTTAAAATTCCTTTTATTTTATAAAAAAGACGGAACAACAACACTTGTGTTATCCCGCCTTAAATCACTGATTAGGCGATAGTGTAAACACCTAATTTTTCAGCACAGATTATACCTGTACCATATGCTTGACCATAAACATATTCTTGAGTAAGGTCATTGTTAGCTGTAGCATCTCTTTGAATAAGGATACCTGCACCTTCGTTAACAACTTTGATTGGTTTGTCATCACTTGCGATAACGAACAATTTGTTGTTGTCTAATGCAAATGTTTTACCATCAGCAGTGTGTGCTTGTTTTAAAGCTACCATTTCAGTTCCGTTGAACTTACCATAGTAACCAACGTTGTACATATCACTCTTAGCTTCGTCAGCAACAACAGCAGTTGTAACTTTTCTTAAAGCAGTTTTTGTACCAAGGATACGAGCTGTTTTACCTGTAGCAGCTTCAACGTGTTCGATTAATTCTAACAATTTGTCTTCAGTGTAAGAACCACTTATAACATATTGAGCACCTAAGTTAGCTGTATTAGCAGTAACGTTTCTTAATGCTTTGTAAGCATCAGCAAGAACTTGTTTGTTGAATGCAGTAGCAACTCCGTCGATGAATTTATCGAAAGAGATTTTACCAGCAAGTAATCTGTTAAGTTCTTCATAAACTCTAGCAATTTTCATTGATGTTTTAACAGTAACTGTTTCTCCACCAGAAATTCTTTGACGTCTAACGCCTTGAACACCAGCAGCAGCATCTGCAACTACGAATGTAGCTTCGCCTTCAGTAACGAATTCATTAACGTCTCCTTCAGCGATGTTTTTGTATTCTACAAGTTCAAAAATTGGGTTGCTATCAGTAAGACCAACTTCGATAGCAGCTTCGATTAATTCTTCAACCATGTCGAATAAAGCACTTCCTCTGTGGAATGTCTTAAAATTAATTTTTTCAGAACCACCGTTAGCTTCGATTAAAGCAGCACGAAGAGATTCTGCAGCGTCGCTAGTTGAATAGTTACCAGCAACTTTGCCATTCATGATATCGATGGCAACTTTTCTAATATCTTTCATTTCCATAATATTGTTTCCTTCCCTTTATAAATTTTATTTTTAGTTTTTAATTATTTTTTTGATTATTAAGCAACTTCGATAACAATCCATTCGCCTTCGATAGCGATAACTTTACCGATAACAGTTGAACCTTCAGTAGCTTCAGCAACAACTTTCATTTTTGTGCTAGCTTGAGCTTCAACGATAGAACCAACTTCTGCTGTTCCTTCAAGAGCTTCTGCTGTTACAGAGAACATATCTCCAGAGATTAATCTATAAGCACGGATGATATCTCCTTCTTGGTTAACGAAGTCAGCAAGAGTGTGATATGCTTTTTCTTTTACAACTTCAGGTGTTGCAACAAGAGCAAGATTTCTTAATTCAGATGCTGCTGTAGGAGCAGTAGCTTCACGAACTTCTCTTTCACCTTCTAATAAATCACCGATAACTACAATGTTACCATTTTCAATTTCACCATCAAACTTAGCAGAAACAAGGTTTTTGCCAAGGATAGTGCCTGACATATTGTCAGTTCTAACACATGCGTATTTAGCCATATTTAATTACCTTTCCTTTTACAATTTATTTTATTTTTCCACTCTTTGGTGGGTATTTTGAGAAAAATCCGCCGTATGGTTCTTCTGTTTTAGAAAAATCTATAGGCATTTTGTTTTCTGGCTTTTTGTCTGTTTTTACAGACATCGTTCTGCCACGGATTGCAAAGCACTTTTCTCTTAATGCTTCAGCAGTCTCGAACGACATTTTATCCTCGACTAGTTGTGAGAATTCCTCATTACCAGTCAAATCAGAGAATTCAGAAACGACAGCATCGTATTCATTTATTCGGTCAGCCTCTAAACGTTCCGCACGGAATTGTTTAAGTTCTTCATACTCAGCTCTTTCTTTGTCAACTTTCTCAACTTCTTCTAATGTTAAGAACTTAAGTACAACAGTAACAAATTCACCTTCAAAAGTTGCTTTATTGTCTTCACTAACTGTATATTCAACTCTGCAATATCTTTCTTCAGCGTCGGTTGTTGCTCCAAACTTAATTTCTCTTATGTAGGCATACTTTTCGTCAAAATCACATAAACAATAGATTATGCAGTTTTCATCATTACACTCGCAAAGTGAATCGCAAGCCATTGATAAAGCTTTGACTTTTTCAGTATAAGTTTGAGAAAATTTAACTGTTTCTGATGGGATTTGGTCTTGAGTTTCATCTGCAGAAAACTCTTCTTTTTCTTCTTCAGGCTCTTCTTTGTCGCCTTCTGGTTCTTCATCATGGTTTTCTTCGTCAGACTCTTCATCAGCAGATTCGGGTTCATCTTTTTCTGTTTCTTCTGGAACATCTTCTGCTTTAGGTTCTTCTTCAGAAGTTTCTTCAACTTCTTTCTTGTCGAACTCAGCAAGTTTTTCCCTTAACTCTTCTTCAGTCATGTTTTCGGTTATTTCAAAACTCAAATCTTCTTCTTTAAGACCAAATTCTGCTAAAACCGAATTGTAAACTTCGATTGTCAACCTTTCTTCTCCTCCTTTATTAGTCTTTATAGCATGGAAACATTCACTTAACTCTTGTTTAAACTCTTGCATCAAATCATTGAATTTAGAGTCATCAAGTGAAAAATGATATGGTTCAACACGACTATCTGGGAAACATGGTTCAACATGATACTCAGCGTCGTCACTTTTTCCCAATAAACATAAAGCAGAAAACGAATAATCCTTGATGTCGATGTATTTATCATCGTCCTCAAAAGTTTCGTAAGCTTTTACATTGATTTCCATACTCTGACCGAAATAGATGTCATCACTGTAAATAGCTTTACATAAATCGGGATATCGTCCAGTCCACAAAACAACATTTGAAACCAAATAAGTTGCTTCGTTTCCAGTACTATCAATAAATGTTTCATAGTGAATATCGTTGTTTTCTGGAACAACACCAAATGGAACGCACATACTTTTGAAGACATATTTGTTATCTTCATCACGTACTATGGTCATATCATGACCACCCATATGATATTCACCATCTTCGTCAACATAAACATGTCCTACGACAGGTATGTTGTATATGGTAGGCAAGGCTTTTTGTGTAGCCTCGTCGGATATGTGTGAATAATTCCTGTTCTTACCTAATGCAAGAACATAACACTTACATAGTGTCATTTCATCATTTAATGGTTTGACAGGAGTTATCTTGGCATTGTAGCCTAAAATTTCTCTTCTATTCATCGTTCCTCCCATCTAAAATCTAAGTTTATTTTCCATAACCACTGGAGTATCAGCAAATTTCAAATTTAAAACTTGCAAAATCTCAGGTGATACAGGAAACACATAGACATCTTGTTTATTTTGCTTTTCTTTTACATAAGAAAAACCGCTTCTGTATAAAACTTGGGCGGTTTTTTCATCTAATATTTTTATAAATTTACCATTCATAGTTATATTTTCCATAATATTCCTCCTTACCTATTGCTGTTTGAGTCATTGTCTCTCGTTTGCTCGCCAGAATCAGATAATTCATCATCCGAAGATTCTGGACGACCTTGACGAGAAAGCTCATCAGAAGAAGCATTATGACTGTTAACCATTGGTTTTAATAGTTCATCTATTTGAATAACATCATTTTCAAGATAAGATAATCCTTCTACATCTGCTTGTGTTATTCCTAATGCAGCAGCATAATGTGATTTAGCCAAACCAAAAGCAACTGCGCCTTTATACATCTCTATAAATTCATTGCGATTATAGATAGTTATAGGTAGAAGTGTTATCTTAAATTTGTTTGTACCTGAAAAATGTGTCTTTAGATATAAATTCAACATTCTTTCTATTTGTTGAACAATACCAAGAACATAATTTTCATCATTTTGTATAGCAAGTTTAGTTACACCCGAAGTATTATTAGATACACCGTGTAGTAAACCTGATGTACCAGCAGTAGTCCAATAGTTGTCTATTGCTCTACTTACATTATCAATTTCTGCTGTGGAGCCACTTTGTTCAAAATCAAATGATTTTAATGTGAATGGAGATATTGCTAAACCTACTCCATCACCGACAGCATTTTCTAGTTGAGTATAGTATTTTAAATACATATCCCAACCAATTAAAGGTTTTCCATTATTATCTATAGGCACTTCACCTGCAATCATTTTGTAATTATTAAGTTCATCTTTTGTTTCTTGTAATGAGATTGCATTTGCAATAGTGTATAATGAAGGCATAACCGCTCCAAATGGCGGTATGCTGTATTCAATAATGCTTGGGTCTGCTTTTATACATACAGACACATCCATCGGGATTTCTTTCCATTTGATTTTATCTTTTTCATATTCAGCATATAAATCTTGAACAACTTTTGGATAGAACTCCAATTTATCCTTTCCTATTTGAGACATATCTACAGAATATAAGAATACTCCATCTACCATAGATGAAATTTTACAAATGTCACCACTTATTCTTTGTATAAATGAACCTGTTCCATCTGATATTCTAACGCCATAATACGCACCTTCTCTTAATGCAACGTTCATAAGTGTTCTGCAAGTTTCAGGCAAATTCATTATTTCTAAGTCATGAGCAACTTTTAAATATTGTTTCTTGAAATTTTCAGCCTTTTTACCTGCTAATTTTGTTTTATCAAATCCCAAAGGAGAAATCACATAAGACCATGTGTATAAGCCTGAATAATAATTAATCAAGCGTTGATAATGCATAGATGACAAATAAAGATATATAGAAGCATTACGTAAATTTTTCTCGTTTGCTGATGGGTTTTGAAGCCATTGTATAATGTTTTCTTTCGTATAAGTTGAAAATGAAGCTGCTCGTGTTGCAGAACTATTCTTTTGAAGATTGTTCACTGTTCGCTTTTGAATTACTTTCGCAAATTTTTCCATCGCTTCTGCAAACTGAATTCTTTCGTCTTTTTCTTTCATTTTTGCTTCTAGGTCTTCAATCTTTCGCTGCATTTCTTTACGATTCATATTTTCCTCCTTTTAATGTTTAGATTTTATTTTTGGTGCACGGAACTTTAAGACTAATTCATCAACTGTTGAAGTTGACGTGGCTGCTATAAGTTCACGTTCTTTTTGTTTTGCCACATAAATGTTATAACTCAATGAGCTATAACGGTCTTTTCTTTTACCTGCCTTCTCTTTAACTCTAATAACGTTGTCTTTTGTCTCATATTCAAGTTCTACTAACTCGTTTGCTAACAATGTAGTATTTACATACGGGAGTTTTAAAGCCATTTTATCTTGAGCAGGCAATTTGTTGTATCCAGGAATTTCTTGAAGAGCGTCTTCAACGTCATATCCTGTTTCCGACATAAGTAGTCGTACTTGATTTTGTTTTAGTGCTTCACGCAATCCTAATGCACATTGCGAGTTAAACAATGGATTACCATTGACTGCAAATATCTTTTGAGGTGCGTCAGGCACTCTACATCTCTCAGCAATTTCTTTATTATTGCAACATGATAATGCTGGATATGTAACACCTGTGTTTGCATCATATAAGTCTGTCATAATCATATCAACGACGCCCAAACCAACACCTTTAACGTCAATTACTAAATAATCAACATCAAATTCTTCTATTAACTTCCTAATAGATAATGCTTGTTCGTCAGTTCTAAGTCCTTCTTGGTTTGTGGTATATGTAATATTGCTAACATACTTACCACCACTAGCAGGAATTAACTGATTTAAGAAAATAGATGTAGCGTCGTTTTTGTTAACTTTTGATGACATTAACGCAATATCGGCTGATAATATTCTTATCTCGCCAGTTTGTTTTGCAGGAATTGCTAATCTTTTATCGGCTAGTCTTCTTTCCGCAGATGGGAAGAATGGATATTTAATTTTTCTATTTTTGGCAATATCTTCATAGTTATATAATCCACCTTCAGTATCAGAGAAGAATAGACATTCCATTTCCATCATCCAAGTAACACTATTGAAATCACTTTCTGACATTTCATCTTCAACTTGTTCTCTACTCAGTAAATTTTCTTTAATAGCAAGTTGATATGGTAACGCACAAATAAAATATTTTCTCTTATCGTCTACTAGATTTGCCGTATATGTTTTTGCTTTCTCATAAGACCAGTGTGATTGGTACCAGCATGACGACATATATATTTCTTTGTTTCTTTCGCTTAGATGTTTAAATTCAGATTTGTTTAAATATCCTGGTTGTCTAGGAGCAATCAAGAATTTTCTTAAAACTGCTTGTATAACATTTAATGGAACTAATCTAAACTCGTCACAAACTAAAATGTTGGCACGAGCACCTCTGGCATTATCAGAAGCTGTTACGACCTTAATTCTTGAACCATTAAAAAATTCCACATAAGCATCCGCTTGACTTGTGGAATAATCTTTTATTTCACTGCGTAAATTACCCGATAAGGGCATCAGTATGGTCGTAATTTTCTCAATTACTTCTATTGCCTGTCTTCGTCTACCTGATGCGACACAAATTCTTGTTCCAGGATATAAAATACATCTAACTACACAAAAAATTGCTGTTAAAAATGTTTTACCTAAACCTCTGCATGCCAAGAACATAAAATAGTTATTAAAGTTCATCATACAGATTAATATTTTCTGAAAGGGCTTTAATGTAATGTTTAAATAATCTTTACAAAACCTATGAGGATTTTCTCTATAATAAGCTGTCCTCTTGGCAACAGTATTCATAATCTTATCTGCTTTACCTTGGACAACTTCTTGTTCGGTTAATTTACGCTTCTGTGTTATCGCCATCGTCCGCACCTTCTTCATCTGAAACTGAATCATCTTCATATCTAGGTTGCTCAACAGTATATTTGCCCATTTCTTCATCATAAAGTTTGCTGTAATCATTTTCTATGTTCATCGTTTTTGCTAAATGTCCATAGAAGAAAACATCAATATACTTTTTAATATTGTCTACATCTTTAAATTCGTCTTCTGCTTCTGGAATAGGGTTTTCGTCTTCCCATTTTTTTATCAATGTACCAAAAGTATTTTGCTCAACGAGTGAATTGTCGTTATTTTGACTTGGTTTTAAATTAGCCGACCCCAATAAATCTTGGAAAGATTTAGTAGCTTCCGCAACACCTTTTGAATTATTTTGTTGTTGAGCTCTTCTAATTGATAGTTGTGCTATACATATAACTTTAAATAATTCTTCTTGTGCTTTTGTTTTTGCTTATA